TTCTAATCCGGCTGGCAAATCTTTAAAGTAAGCATGTTCTTTACTAAATACCTGTTGTTCTATTCCGGGATTAAAGCGGAACATTTTAGGCACTTCTTTATCGGTAGGAAAATAAATATCGGTGTCCTTGGTTACAACAGCATGAGCTAGTTGAATAATTAAGCAACGGCATCCCCAACCATTAGGTGGAAAATAGGTTTTCCAAAAAGGATGGTCAACCGGTAATGTAATGCCATCCATTGCCGCATGAGCAGGACGCACGCGCCCATCGTGAGCAGTTACGTACTTTAAGAATGGCAGTATGGCTTTGTGTTGGATGATTTCTTGCCATTTACGTGCCATTTGGCTTGCAGCAATAGCATTTTGATACTCGGCTGCTAACCATTGGTTTACTTGCTCGTTATTAATAGTTAGTGCTACAGCTTTAAACTGGCTCCAAGTACGGAGTTTCCCATTTTCGTCTAATAATGCTTCTGTTAAGCTTTTGGCCTGTGTATAGCCTTTGGCCGCACTAAAATGATACACATTATTGCGTAGTGCATGTAACATGCCTTCATCCTCTTTGGTTGAAGGCATGCCATAGCCTATAGTAATGGCATTGAGCAATTTTGCGGCATAACCACTTATTAATTCATCGGGCAGCTTATCTACCATTTTTTTGCGCGAGTAAATATCTTTTGCCATTTCCTCGGCAATAGACATGAGCTCGCTATTGTCATCAGCTTGCATTGTGTAGGGCAAGTTGTGACTATGGCCACAAATAAGGTGTTGATAACCGCTGTTTAATTCTTGTTTTAACTGTGCGTATGGCAAACCGGCAAGCCCACTAAGGTGTTGCTTTAATCCTTGTGGGCTTGGTCGAAAAAATCGGATAAAGTTGCAAAAAACCTATCCATTACCGATAGCGTAGGCTGCTTTTGCTGTTTGGCTTTTGTTTTGGTTTTTGGCTTGGATGTACCGGTTGGCAAGTCATTATTGTTAGCAGTTGGTTCTTGCTCTTGTTCTTCCTCTTCTTTTTGTGACTGAGCCATTTGCGCATCGTAATCGTCTGGCTTTTCTAATCCAAACTCTTCGTACAATTGTTCGTGCTTAATGGGCAGTCCAATATCTTTTAAAGTTTTGATAGTTTCGGCACGTAGTTTTTGTGCAGCCGGTTTCATCAACTCTTCAATAGTAAATTTGCCATCGGTACTGTAACCGTAGCTTTTTAAGATAGCTTTAAAATGATTGCTATTTAAGAGGTTTAAAAGAAACTTGATGTCGCTTTTGATAATTTCATCCTGTTGGTCGCTATGCGTATTGCTTTGAGCATAACCACTGCTGCTGCTGCTTTTGGTTGTTTCGGTATTACCTACCACGATAACTGAAAGTTCTTCGTTACAAGCATCTTTAAATTTATTTTGGAGGTCGCCATTGCCATTGCTTGTTTTGCCATCTAGTACATCAATTTCGGCCTGTTTTGGAATACTCAAACGCATGGACGACCCGATAGACTCCATAGCGTTGTTTAGCTGTACTTTCGTTTTTTCGTCATAGGCATCGTAACGCGTAACAACTAATGGCTGCCCAAATATTTCAATATAGTTTGCCCAATCGCTAAAGTTTCCTTTTTTGAGCATCACATAAAAGGAGCATTTAAGATACAAGCCCAAATCTCGCTCTTCGCCTACCACCCATATATTTTGCACGCCTTCGTATGAAGTGCCATCGTAGTCTGTTTGGTTAACTGTGAGTACTTTTTTTTCAGGTTTTATGTGCTTGCGCGGAATGACTTTAAAATCAAATTGTTCGCCGGGTATAAACTCAAAACCTGATATGCCCCAAAAAATACTCCATAAAATTTCTTTGCACAAATTGCTAAACTCAATGGTTTCTGTAAGATCGCAAACATCTTCTACGGTTTTACCATCTTTTACAAAACGGATTTTTTTATTTAAAATCGTTTTTATGCGCTTTTCCACTATGCCACTTAAATGCCCATCTAGCTCAACATCTTTGTAGAGGTCATAAATTCTTGACCGATTGGGATAATAAATGCTTTCTGCAGCACGGTGGCTATCTCTCCACGTTCCAACATCTTTAGGTGTTCTGTCTGGCGATAGCAGCACCATTTTGTTAACTATCAATGGTTGGTTGGTTTGTTCCGGTGCTTTGGTTACAGGTGCTGTTATTTGTTTGGATAATTGGGCGGATGAACTATCTTTTGGCATAAAAAAATATTTTGTAACTATAAATAGTAAAAAGTTGGAGTTGGATTAAAAACTGTTCCTTCGTTTTGTATTTGTGTGAAATTCAACATTGCCACCCTCGTCAATAGAAGTGTTTGGGTTGTTGGCTTTAAGTGGCCAAGGAGGGTCGGTTATTCCTTTCATAACCTGTTCAAGTGTTTTTACTGCTTGCTTATAGTTAAACTGTAAATCCTCCAAATTAGCGTTTGCATTGGCCAATTTGGTCAAATGAAACATTACTAAGTCTTTTACCAACGTATCCAAATAATCGTTTTGAAAGGTTCGTTTGGTGTCATCGTTACTAAACATCGCTTCCAAATCGTAACGATTTAAATAGCTTTTAGCCTCATCAATACCGGCATTGATGGCTTTATCGATGATAGAAATAAGTTGAGTTTCATTATAAGTGTCGCCATCCCATATGTAGAATTTGCCAGTGCTAACATCTTTATACTGATAACGCTTAAAGCCAGTTGCCGGGAAAGCTGCTTGGTTAGCAAACTCCTTTGTGTTTTCACGGGTTATCTCTGTCAATACCTCCCAATACAAGTGTGTAGTTAAGTCGGCTTTTGTTAAATAAGGCATATTAGTATGATTTTGAAGTTGGCCGAGTTCGTTTGTGGGCAACAACATCGTTATTGCCATCTAGTAAGGTTTTGTTTTGCGTTTGGGCAACTGCTCCTTGGCAGGCATCAGGGCCATCAAGTAGCTTGCTAGTAACGCTTGCGGCTAAAAATTGAGCAGCCATGCGTTTCATGTGTTCGTTATCCTTTTCATTAATATTGAAAATGAAATTTCCTAAACGAAACAGCGGCTCCAGCGTAGCTTCGATACGAAACCATTTTTCACCTTTACGGCTTTCATCGGGCGTTATCGACAAAACACCACCGTAATCTTTACCTTTTTCGTATATCAGCGGTAAGAGTACTTGCTGGTAAAATGGGTCTTGCAAGCTGTTGTTTTCAATGTAAGTGTATAAAGGCGTTGCATTATTTACATGCTGCCTCATGCCATACAACCAATCAATAAACGTACTATTGGTAACATGGTCTAGAAAGCTACGGTATAAGTAAAATTTATTCTCCTTATATCCAATCAATACTACGGCCTTGCAACTATTCTGCATTTTGCTTTTGGCGGAAGGTTTGTCTTTGTTACTATAACTTGGGTCGGCATAAACGAGCACAAAAGGGAGTTCTTTTATAGGTGGACATTTTCCCCACGTTATTTCTTTAAACGTTTGCCCCTGCCTCATTGGGTTATTGAACATTTCCTGCTGACCGGATTCGTAGCTTACCTTGCTGAGTTGGTAGTCAATATCTTCTTCGCTGTTTTTTTGCGGCCATACACTTTTACCGGACGCATCTCTGATATTGATTATTTCGGTATGGTCTGCCATTTTACCAGCACGAACCACGCAGCAGTCTTCTGCAATGATATTGCCCAACCAAATGATTAAATATGGCTTTGCTGTATCTACGGTAAAAAACAATGCATTTTCGAACCAACGCCATTTTTTGTTGATGATGTCGATATTCATACATTCCTCATCAGTATCAAAGTCATCTACAATAATGCAATCGGGGCGTATTTCATCATTACCATTACCACGAGGGCTTTGCCCGGCACCAAGTGCCAAAAACTTAACACCATTGCGTGTGGTAAAGCCGCCCATTGTCCAGCTACCGGGCAACTCTTGTTTACCGTAATCATTAATTATGCGTTGGTTACTATCCAACTGGCATTGGTATTTTGTTAAAAAAGCTTCTGCTGCATCGTAAGTGCTGCTGGTGTAAATGATATTTTTCAGTTTGCCTGTTAATACGAGGAATAGCACATCCATCATCGTAGTAGTTGTTTTGCTCAAACCACGAACCCAATGCCTTACCTCGTACCAATGGCGGAAGGTGAGAAATTTGTGCAGCAGGCGTTTAGAAGCCTTTAAATGAAAGTCGGGACTTTCGTAACCCATAAATTTGGTAAAATAGTATTGCTTCCAAGCTTGAGGGTCAGCTTCAAGTGCTTTGATACGTTTGTTTTTTTGTTCGGGTGTTTCGGTTAGGTCTACAGGTGTTCCTTTACGCAGGCTTTCCCGGTAATGTTCCCAATCAATCATTGCTTTTTTATCGTTCCCTACCATGCTTTTAGTTGGTTGTGCTCATTAAGTACTCGTGCCATAGTTCTACCACTTCAATGGCTTTGTTTTGACCATGTACTTGCTGTACATAGCGAATGAATTGTTTACCTGCCTCTGCTTTATGGGCAAAGCTTAGTTCAGTTTGTAGCTTCTTAACAGCATCGGCTAGCTTGTTAAGTGTATCTCCCTCCGCTGCTGTAGGTACATTATTGGGAGGGTTACGGGTTTCAATTTGCGTAAGCAATGTATCAATGTGCCTACGAATGCGTTTGCGCTGTGCTTCAAAGCCCATTCGAGCTTCTTCTTTATCGGCTTCCCAATCAAGCTCTGTTTTCCACTTACTAATACTACGTTCACTAATACCAGTGATATCGGCAATTACCTTTTGTTCAAAGCCGTTGTCCACAAATAGCGTGTAGGCCAATCGTTTCTTTCTTTCTAGCTCTTCTTTGGTGTTTTTAGGTGCTGCCTTTGCTTTTTTTGTAGCTGCCATTGAGTATGTTATTTTCCCAAAATTCACCCCTGTTTTACTATATATATAGCATGAAAAGTATCATACCGCGGTTGCCGTAGCTTAATGCGTCATTTTGTAGATGAACATAAAATAGCCTTTTTTTTAAGGTAATAATGCTTGCCATTTTTACATCCTCAACAAGCGAAAGCATGGCAAAATCAACTACTAAAACACCCAAAAATATCATTCCCGAAATATTGCTATATGGCATTATAGGGCAAGGGGAAGGGTGTGTAAGTGCTGCTGATTTTGTTGGTCAAATTAAATTCTTACAAAATGATCATCCGGTAATTAACGTCCGTATCAATAGTGCTGGGGGTAGCATATTTGACGGCATTGCTATGTATAGTGGCATCAAAAGCAGCCCCGCAGAAATTAACGTATACGTAGACGGGGTAGCCGCAAGTATGGCTAGTGTGGTGGCACTTGCGGGTAATAAGTGCTACATGAGTAGCCTCGCTAAAATGATGACGCACAAAGCCAAAGGTGTTATTACTGGCGGTGCTGATAGTATGCGTACAAATGCGGCACTATTAGACAGCTTGGAAAATACAATGGCTGTTATATATGCCCAAAAAACGGGTTTAACCGAAGCCGAGGCCAAAACCACATTTATGGGTGCGGAAGATAAATGGATGACAGCACAAGAAGCTTTAGAAAACAAATTGATTGATGGGATTTTTGATGCCACCGCCCAATTTGATTTACCCCAAAACTTGACAACCCAAACAGAAATATGGCAAGCATACCAAGCTTGTTTAACTACCCAAAAAACAAATATGGAAAAGTTTTTTTTAAGCGCAGAGCAATTAAGTGCTTTGAATTTGAAAGCCGATGCCCCTATTGCTGAGGTGACAGGTGTGATTGATCAGCTGATTGCTAAAGCTGCATTAGTGCCTACTCTAGAGGCCAAGGTGAAGGAGCAAGAAACGGCAATTAGTACTTTAAAGGCAGAAGCCGTAACAAAAGAAATTGATGGCTACGTAGCTGAAGCATTAAAGCAAAAGAAAATTACCGTTGAATTGGGCAAAACCTTAAAGGCGCAGTTTGCTGGCAATCCGGTGGGCTTAAAAGCCGTATTAGAAGCGATGCCCAGCTACACGCCATTCACTAGTAAAATTCAAGATGAGGAAGGTAGTGGCGAGCTTGCTGTTTTAGAGGCTAAAACTTATAGCGAACTAGACAAGTCAGGAAAGCTTCCTCGTTTAAAGGAGTTGAGCCTTGATGTTTTCAAAGCAAAATTCAAAACGCATTTTGGCGTAGACTATAAGGAATAGTGCCAATAAAATACTTTTTAAACCCCATTTAAACAATCAATTATTATACAATGAAACCGCTAAAAGCAATCACCTCATTATTATTTATTGCCTGCATGGCTATTTTGCTATCCTCACTGTTTTCAGTTCCTCCGTTACCAACGTTTATTGGCCTTGCTGCATTTAGTGCATTTGTGCCAAGTCCTGAGGGTGTTGTTATGATGGCCATTCAGAAGGAAATATGGACAAAGGATATCATCGACAACCTATTCAAAAACAATGAATTTGCGCAGTATGCCTTTAATGCCGATCAATATGTTTTAGCGGGTAAAGTTGTTCATATACCACAAGCCGGTGCACCAAGTGCCATTAATAAAAATATTACTGATTTCCCGGTAACAGCAGTTAAGCGTGTTGATGTTGAAGTGCTTTATAATTTAGATACCTTTTATAGTACGCCAAGGCACATTGAAAAAATTGAGCAGTACGAATTAAGCTACGATAAGCGACAATCTGCAATGGGTGAAGATCAGGCTGCGTTAATTCAAGCCGCTATGGATAGCTTATTGTACAGATGGGCATTCAAGCCTTCTAATACAATCAATTACACTACACCTGCTAATGTTATAGCAACCATAGGTGATGCAACTAGTGAAGACTTGATTTCAGGTGCTACCGGTAGCCGTAAAGTGTTTACCAAAGAGTTGGTTGGTAAAATTAAAAAGCAAATGGATGCGGCCAACATTCCTCCAGATAATCGAATTGCGGTGATTACTGCGTTTCACCACCAGCAGTTAATTGACAGCATGAGCGATGCTGCCCAAACTAACTTCTACCGCACAGCTGATGTGTCAAAAGGTATCATTGGTGAGTATTTGGGCTTTAAATTCTTCATGCGAAGCGATGTGCTTCGCTTTAGAAAAGTAGCAAACGTTTGGACACCTGTAGATACTTTGGCTAGCGGATTTGCAGCATCGGACAAAACCCTAGATAGTGCAAGTAGCCTATTTTATCAACAAAATTGTGTGGAGCGCGCCAAGGGTCAGGTAGATATTTTCGACAATCCAAATCGTGCCGAATACTTTGGTGACATCTTCAGTATGGAGCTTCGTTTAGGTGGCCGCCAACGCAGAGAAAAAGGTGTTTGGTGTGTAGTGGAAGACATCGTTTCGTAAGCAGTTTGTAAGTAAAAATGAAAATCAACGTGCAATATTTTAATCAGCAAGACACCAAATTATCAATGCTCTTTGGCTTAGTGGGCGGCTTCTTTAAGATGATTACCAGCTTGGATATTTCATTTTGGCATCGAATTATAGAAGCCGGCCTAATAGCTATGGTGAGCGCAGTAGCCGGGCTTGTTGGTAAGGATTTGTATGTATTAATTAAAAAAAGAATTAAAAAGTCATGAAAACGCTTTTGAAAGTTATCTCGTTTTTTTTTCTTGCTGTGTTGGCATTGCCTGTTGTGTTATTTGCGCAGGATAGCACTTCCGTTGTAACATTTACCGATCATGCCGACTTACTTAAAGCAGTGACCGTAGGTGTAATGAGTAAGTACCCTGTAGCTGGAGTGATTGGTACAGGCTTGTTTATTTTGAGCGAACTTTTAGGTTCTAGTAAACGGGTTGCTAGTAATAGTGTGTATCAATTGGTATCGGGCTTTTTGAAAAAAATATTCACCAAAAAGTAAGCGATGGAACTATTGTTAGACAGAGATGTAAGAACCACAAGTAGTACCACCGGCAAGCTGTATGTGGATGGTCAATTTCATTCGTTTGTTTTGGAGGATGAAGATAGAGGCTTAAAGGAGTCTATGTCGTTAGCTGAAATAGCTGAACGTAAAATACACGGCAAAACGTGCATACCCGAAGGGCGTTATCCGGTTATTATCAATCAATCTCCACGGTTTAAAAGGCTTTTGCCTCGATTGTTGAATGTTCCGGGTTATGATGGAGTATTGATTCATCCGGGTAACACAGAAGTTGATACAGAAGGTTGCATTTTGCCGGGTTACGCACGTTTTGCCGATGGCGTAACGAGCAGCCGAGTGGCTTTTAATGCTTTATTTGAAAAAATCAAAAAAGCAATTGATACAGGGGACAAAGTTTTCATCACCATTCAATAATCGTTCTTAAAATGGAACAACACTTAAAAGATAAAATTCAAGCATTTTTAGCCGACAACCCTAATGTTAATGTAATCTTTATTGATGCTAATGGCGATTTGCATACGGATAATGTAAAGGCAGTTGAAGTGGCCATTTCGATTGATGCCGGTGACCCCAAAGTTACTGAGATAGATATTGTAGGTTTTTTAGCCGATGAAGAGGCTGCAAAAAAAGCTGCAGAAGAACAAGCGCAGAAAGAAGCTGACGCACTAGCAGCTGAAGCGTTGAAAAAGCAACAATCGGATGCGGAAGCCTCATTGGCCGAAGTAGAAAAAAAGTCAAAGTCTACCAAGCCCCAATTGCAAAAAGGTGACGAAAAGCCTATTAGCGATAACAAATAATTTTTCACCGCGAGATAGAGCAGCGGTAGCTCGGAGGGCTCATAACTCTCAGGTCGGAGGTTCGATTCCTTCTCTCGCAACAAATACTTCTTATTTATGAATCCTTCAGTCGATATCATTTTAACCGGTGGTAACTTAAATATTCAGCCTGCAGATGCTAGTGGTGTATTTGGTTTGGTAATTGCAGGTGCTGAACCTAATATAGACTTGGCTCCTAATGGTTTTGCATTAGTAAAGTCGAAAAAGCAAGCCAAACAATTGTTTGCGGCTTATCCGGGATCAGTGACCAACGCTGTATGTGCTTTTTATGACGAAGTATCTGAAGGTACACCGTTGTATATATTTGGCAGCCCAGACGAGCAAATTGAGGATATTGCCAATATAGAAAGTGGTTTAATTACTCATTTGGTGAATTTTTCGGGGAAAAGAGTCAAAGCAATAGGTTTATTAACTTTTTATAGTGTAGACACAATAACTGAAGGACTTGATACCAGAATACACACCGTCATTCCTTTATTGCAAGAGCAAGCCAACTCTTGGAAGCAGCAAAACAAGCCCATTGAATTTTTAATTGAAGGCAAAGGGTATGCAGGTGGGGCATTAAAAAACTATGCTACTACTCAAAATACCAATGTCCATTGCGTATTAGGCGCAGAAAATGGCAATACAGCCATATCGGTAGTGCGAGCATTGGGGCGTAAGGCTGCATTTGCCGTTCACAGAAATATTGGCCGCGTAAAAAGTGGTAGCCTAAAAATACCCACTGCAGCTGCAGTAACACTTGGTAACAAAGCTGTAGGAGATTGGAATAAAATTGATTTAGGCGACATTCACGACAAAGGCTACATCACCTACCTAGTCAATGAAAATGCTCCGGGCTTCATTTTTAACGATGATATTAGCCTTTGTGACCCAACTAGCGATTTTAGCGCGTGGTCGCGCAATGCAGTTATTGGCGAGGCACAGCGAATTGCCTATGCTACTTATTACCGTGTGTTGAAAGATGACTTTGATGTAGACGACAATGGCCGTTTATATACGTCTGATTCAAAAGCTTTAGAGCAGGATATTGAAGATGCTATTAACAACCAAATTGGCAACAGCATTAGCAATGTAAACGCAATGGTAAACCCTGACCCTCAAGCATATGCAGGATTGTATACCAATGCCAATATTGATAATCCAAACTTCAATTTGCTATCAGGCGGCAAGATTTATGTGTTTTTAACCATACGCCCCAAAGGCTATATTAAAGACATTGTTGTAGCACTTGGATTTGGGTACTAACTTTTTTAAACATACTTATAAATTTTATAATAATGGCGCAAGAATTTGACAGCAAGCAGTTTCGCTGGAAGGACATGAGCTTCACCTTTTTAGGTGTTCGTGTTACAGACATTCAAGAGTTGACCTATTCGGTAGAAATGGAAGACGAAGAGGTATATGGCGCAGGCGATGAACCCATAGACATTCAAAGCGGTAACCGCAAATACAATGGCCAAATAGTGTTGTTGAAATCAGCTTTAGACCAAATGACCAATGCTGCGCAAGCGGCTGGTTATCGGGATATTTTGGATTTGCGTTTTCCTATTACTTGTGCATATTCAAACTTATCAAAAGTAACAACGGACATTTTGATGAATGTTAAGTTGGGCAAGTATAACGATGGGCAAGCACAGGGCGATAAGTATGGCAAAGTAACCATCCCCTTTAAGTTCACCAAAATCAAAAAAGGCGTTTAATTTCTTTAACCAATCATCTATTTATAATGACCACAAATAAAGCAACCGAAACAATCGAAAAGGCAATACTAATTGGGCAAGTATCACAAGAAGTAATGGCCGAATGGAAAAAGCAGCACGGTACGGTGCATGAAATTCAAGTAGAGGATAAAGTGGGCTATTTGAAAAAACTTGACCGAACCTCCTTTTCGCTGGCATTAACCTACTTAGGCCGCGACAATGTAAAGTTTGCAGAGGCCATTTGGGAAAACAATTTCATTGGCGGGGAAAAGGACATGATTACCGACATGGATTATGTACCGGGCGTTATTGAAGAGTGTATGCGTATTGTGAATGGTGTAAAGAGTAAATACGTAAAGCACTAAGCGAAGGACAGAATCATGAATTTGACCCTGTATTTCATGCAGAAAGCATGCTACAGCGATACATGCCGGGGCTGGATACTTCGCAATTAACAGACGATCAACTTTTTAGAAAATATCATTATTTACTCTACATGCTAAATGTAGAGGGTATAAAAACTTTAAAAATCAAAGGCATGGGCGGTGAGTAACGCACCGTGCCTTTTTTAAAATTAGCTATATGGCACTCACTTTTACATTATTGCTTAACGACAGAATGACACCCCGATTGGGTGCAAGTGTTCGTGCTGCAGATAGTGCCATAGCCCAAATGAACCAAAGAGCTGCAAGTGGTGCCAGAAATATGGGTACTAGTATGGATGGAGCAAGGCAAAAAGTGGAAGCATTGAGGCAAACAGCCAATAGTACTACGGATTGGAATATTTTTAAGCAAGCCAGTAGAGAGGCCAATAAACTTGAAAGAGAGATTGAACGATTGAACAACAAGGTAAATGGCAAGGGCGGTTTGGCTAATACGGCAAAAGGTTTTTTGGGAGGTCAAATGTCTGCATTGGTTAAACCCATGTTGGCGGCAGCAAGTGTGGGTGCTGTTATGAGTTTTGCCACTAGTAGTGTTAAAGCTGCAATGGATTTTGGCGCAACTAGTAAAAGCTACGAAGTATTGGCAGGCGATGCCGGAAAGGGCAAAGCTTTGGCCAATAACTTAAATAAACTACAGCAAGATACCATACTTGGCCCTGAAGTATTTAAAGCAGGGCAAACCATGATGAGCTTTGGTATTAGCAGCGAAAAGGTGATGCCAATAATGAAGCAGCTAGGCGATGTGAGCATGGGCAATACGCAACGTTTTGAAGCCTTAACACTTGCATTTAGCCAAACCCAAAGTGCTGGCAAATTAATGGGTCAGGATTTGCTGCAGTATGTAAATGCTGGGTTTAATCCTTTGCAAGTAATGAGCCAAAAGTGGCAACAATTTGGTTTTAAAAGCCAAATGAGTGTAGGCCAATTGCGGCAGGCAATGGAAAAAGGTGCAATTACAAGTGGCATGGTAGCCAAGGCATTTGAAATAGCTACTAGCAAAGGCGGTCAGTTTGCCGATATGATGACAACGATTGGCCAAACAAGCTATGGTAAAATGAAAGTGCTGGAGGGGCAGTGGGAAAGCTTTAAAATAAATATCGGTAACGCATTGATGCCAGCGGCAAGTGGCTTTATGGAAGTGGCTAGTAAAACGCTTAATTTTTTAAATATTAGTAAGTCTGTTCCCGAAACATTACAAGGAGAAAGGGCTGAAATAAATACGTTAGTGACATCAATTTCTCAAATGAATGAGAAAAATGATACTAGAGCAAAGATGCTCAACTTGCTAGTTGTTAAATATCCTGAGCTATTTAGTCATATTGATAAGGAAACGGTAAAAAATAGTGAGCTTTTGTCCATGCTTGAAAAAGTGAATGGAGCTTACAATAAGCGCATTGGAATGGCAGCAACAGATTTTGCTTTAACAAGTTATAAAAAGGATAGAGATTCAAATTTAGAGCAGGCTCAAAGAGCAGAGATGGTTGCGCAACTACTTAGAAATGGCGATGTAGAAGCGGCAAAAAAGTATAAACATTTTTTTGACCCTAGAATAAGAAGCGATTGGAGTAACGAGGATAATGCCAAACAATATGATGCTAAGGCCAAAGAATATAGGGGTGCAGCAGCAGAGTTTGATACTCCGATAAAAATGAAAGAACAAATTTCATTTATTCAAAAAGCTCGCGATACGCTTGATAGGGCTAAAATGCTTTCATCTGACTCCAGTGCATTAAAAAAACTGACTCCACAACAACAAAAAGAGTTTTTAAAAGAGTATAGCTACGCAAAAGGATTGCGGGGTGGAGATCAATTTAAATACGACTATACCAAATTAGATGCATTAATGCAGGGTAAGCCATTGAAAGATGCCTCTGCAGCTGATGCTGCTAAAGTGAGTGCAGCTGCCGAAAAAGCGATGAGTGGCCAAAAAACCATAACCATCAACATCAGTAAAATGGGCGTGGACAAGTTTGAGTTACATGCCAATAACGTAACGGAAGGGGTATCGCAACTGGAAGATAAAATACGCGAAATGTTTTTACGAATAGTAAATAGTGCCACAGGGTTGGCCGCCAACTAATATGGTTACAGCATTTGATATCGCCGGGTTATTTAAACAACAATGGGGTTACAATCCTCCGGGTAATTATGCCGTCAATCTAGTTAACAATGGTATTAATGATTTGCGTGGTAAGAGCGGTAATTATGTAGTTGAAAAACGCAATGAAAATCCTCAACAGCTAAACAGTAGCGAATTTTGGGATATCAACAATGCGCCTGTAGAACAAATAACCGGCAAATTGGGCGGTGATTTTTGGGCTAAGGACAATTATCAGCGTGAGTATTTTATGCCGGTTGTATTAAACGGAGTAAGCCTATGGTTTCCGGTTATAAGCGTAATAGAGTTGAATAGGCAAGTTGTAGAAACGGATATGGTTGAAAGAAGTGGCAGCGTGAAGGAAATTATCAGTACGGATGACCTTGTAATCAACATCAAGGGGCTTATTGTGGGTGTAAACAATCAATGGCCGGAGGATGAGTTTACACAGTTGTGTTCCTTGTTTGCTATTAATAGAAGTGTTGAAATTAAAAGCGTCATTACCAACATAGCCTTTAATAAAGCATTTGGACAAATGGAACAGGACAAGCACATGGTGGTTATTAAACGAGTGCCCATTACACCTAAAGTTGGCGTTAAGCATGTGATACCCTACGAATTGAACCTTGTAAGTGATACCATTTTTGAATTAGAATTAGCCTAATGAGTTTTTATTTAAATAGCATTATTACCATAGGTGCCTACAAGTTTAGGGGAGTGCACAACGTGCATATTAAAAAAAGCATTCACACTCCAGCAAATACCTGTAGTATCAAATTACCTATTACAGCAAGGCTTCGCCAAAATACACGGTTAACAACCGTAAGCATGCGCACGGCGGAGGTGTTTAATGAAGGTGATAAGGTGACGGTGGAATTAGGATATAATGGTATTTACAAACAGGAGTTTGTGGGGTTTATTAGGCGTTTAAATTTTGGTACTCCTTTAGAAATTGAGTGCGAAGGGTACATTTATCAGCTTCGTAAAAGGTATTTAGAACCTCGATCCTTTAAAAATGTAGACTATAAAGAAATCATCGCTTACATCATAGCGGGTACGGACATTGTATTAAGCGATAGCATGAAGCAAAATGTTACTATAAAAGTTGAAAAATTTAACGTAACAAACGATACCGGTGCTGAAAATTTAGAACGCTTAAACAAGCATTTGTCGAATGTACTAACGATGGTTTTTCATGCTAATGTACTGTATGTAGGTGGTGCCTTTTTAGATGCCAAAACAGCAACAACAGCAACAGCGGGTAATGTAAAGTATCAAATGGGTTGGAATGTAATAAAAGATGCCGGACTGCGTTTGAGAACACCGCCAGTTGATAAAGTAAACATTCGGTTTATTGCTGTAAAAAATGATGGAACGAAGTCAATTACAAATACAAGCGATAGTGGTAATGTAAAACGAATAAAAAGCAGAACCGTAACCGATGCTGCAAGTACAGCCTATTTAGCCAAGCTAAATGAATTAAAGGAAACCTACACCGGCTATGAAGGTAAAATTACTGCTTTTGGTTTCCCTTTTTGTGAGCATGGCTACGTAGTGCAATTGACAGATACTCGCTATAATGAAAGAAGCGGCAATTACTTATGTGATAGTGTAGAAGTGAAGTATAATCGACAAGGTTTCAGGCGCATAGTTGGCATTGGCATCAAACTATAAAAAATGGATGTAACAGAAAAAAAAATAGTGGATGGTTTACGGTTAATTGCCAAGAGATATGGTAGTGGGGGCGCATTGAGCGCAGTTGTAAAATCGGTAGATACTGAAACTTTTACTTGCGAGGTAGTAACAGATGATGAAAGACATTTACCCGATGTAATGTACAAAAGCACGACTGTAGGGGTAGATATTATTTTCCAGCCAGCTATTGACAGCACGGTAATGATTGAAAAAATGGCAGATGATGAGGAGTATTTTATTGTTGTTTTTGGGGCTGTTGACAAGGTGATATTCAAAATTGGAGAAACGGTATTTGAATTAAGCGAAAGCGGCATAACATTTAATGGCGGCTCATTGGGTGGTTTGGTTAAAGTTGAAAGTTTAGTAGAGCGTTTAAATGCGTTAGAAGGTGATTTAACCAGTCTTAAAACAGCGTTTAATAGTTGGATAGTGGTGCCAACAGATGGGGGCGCGGCATTGAAGGCAGCAGCAGCAGCTTGGGCAGGCAGTACTATAACTACGACACAGGTAACGGATTTAGAAAACGATAAAATAAAGCAATGATTGATATTTTATTGAATGAACAGCATGATATAGCTATTGCAAATGGCGACTTGGTATTAGGCGATGCACGAGTGCAGCAACAGCAAGTTTTATTGCTTTCTAAAAAAGGAGATTTTAAACAATACCCAACAACAGGAATAGGTATACAGCAATATATCAATGACGATGAACCTGCAAAAATGGTAAGTGATGTTGTCAGTCAGTTTACTGCAGATGGCATATTGGTTAATAAAGTGGCTTTTGAAAACGGACAATTAATAATTGATGCAAGTAACGGTTAAACAACGACAAACAATAGTAGACATAGCTCTCCAGTATTTGGGCGATGCTGATGAGCTAGTAACCTTGGCTTTGCTTAACGGTATTGACATTAATGATGTAGCTGCTGGTACTGCTTTAAAATTACCAACTGCTAACCCTTATAAGCAATCGGTAATTGAACAGTTTAACGATGTTAATGCTCCAGCATCGGCCTTAACAACTCCGTTAGTAGACGACAGTTGGGCTATTTATTGGGGCGAATACGAATAACAAACACTATGGCACGTACAACACAACAAATATTTGATAGCATGGTGGCCGAGGGAATAGCCAAGGCAACTGCAGATGGCAATACCGATGCCTTGGCCATGTTTGCCAATACCAGCAAAGTGGCTATATGGCGTTTGTTGTTTTACATTATGGCCTTTGCCATTATGACTTTTGAAAAATTGTTAGATGCTTTTAAAACCGATGTAGACAATCAGTTAACCGCATTAATACCCGGTAAAATAACTTGGTATCAAACCAAATTCAAAGCCTTTCAGTATGGCTTTAACTTATTGCCCAATAGCGATGTGTTTGACAATACCGGCAAAACAGACACGGAAATAACCAATAGCAAAATCATCAAATACGCAGCAGTAACGGAGGCAACGGTAGATAATAAACGGGTATTGTTGGTTAAAATAGCCAAGCTCAGTGGTACTGATTTAGTGCCATTGCTACCGGCAGAATTAACAGCTTTTACCACCTATGTAAACACCATCAAGTATGCCGGTGTAACCATTGTTATTTATAATCAAGTAGCCGATTTACTGAGAGCCGAGGTAAATGTGTACTACAATCCATTGTTACTCAACGAACAAGGAATGCGCATAGATGGCGCGGGCTATCCTGTAAGGGAGGCAGCAATCGCATATCCATTGACTTTGGAATTTGATGGCGAGTTTATCAATGCCGGGTTTATTGATGCACTACAGGCTTGCTATGGCGTAAGCCGCCGCAAGGTAAACTTGGTGCGAATGGAGCGCAAAACAGGTAATGGCAATTTTACAAGTGTTGGCAGTTCATTTATACCTGATGCCGGGTATTGCAAGTTTGAACCCAATGGTTTAATAATTAATTACATAGCCGATGTTTAAAATAGTTTATACCAAATTGGTGCAATGGTTAATACCTGCATGGCTGCGTATGCCTACGCTCACTTTGTTGGTATTGGCTGCCAATAAACCACTGCGTGAGGCATATGATGGGTTTAGCAATTATCGGCAGCAAGTAGTGTACAAGTTGGCACACAATGGGCAGGTGTGCTACTTGCAAAAAGTATTAAACGATGCTTTTGATAATACCGCAAGGCGCATACAGGTGGTAGACTTTACGGCTTTTGGTGCTTTGTTTTTTTACGATGAAAACGATCAAGTAATGTTTATTGGCGATGAACAGGAAGTGTTTTTTTATGACGATGATACCGGGTTTGATTTTACCATACGCATACCGGCCACACTTACTTCCAACACCGGAATGTTGGCAGCCATTAAAGCCAAGGCAAACGAGTATAAGTTGGATGGCAAAAATTATTATGTAGAACTAATTTAAGTACTTATGAATTTGTTAGATTTTAGTATAAAAACAGGTTGGCCAGCAAGTGCTAGTACTTGGCAGTTTATGCAAGAGCAAATGCTGCAGCTGCAATTGCTCAGCTTGCTTGGTGGCAATAATTACATTGTTAGTGGCTGCATAGTAACCGGTAGCAATGTAAGTAATGGTGTGGTGGTTATTAATGGCGAAGTAATGCCCCTTGTGGGCGGCTCAGTGCAGCCGACTGTAACCGTTAACGAAGTAGGAACAAGCCGCGCATTTAAAGACGGTGTGCCTCGTAGCTACTATAAAAACCGATTTGCCTCCTTTGGGTTAGGTACCACCAATTATACTTGGGCAGATTTTGAACGAAACGACCCATCGAATGGTGTGTTAAAACGCTTGCGCTTGGCCGAGCAATTGCTTACGAGTGTAGGTAGTGCCATTACAGGTATCAATACTACGCTTACTACCAAGGCCAATACAGCCGATGTACTCACCAAAACGAATACCTCGGTATATACACCTACCAATGATTACCATCCGGCAACTAAGGCTTATGTGGATGCCAATTCCATTTTGTTAAAAGGCACATTAGACGTAGGTGATGTTGCAAGTGCGCAAAATGAAATGACGGTATCGTTGGGGGTAACCCTGCCCGATGCCAACTATATGGTGATTGCAACGTTGGCAGAAAAAGACACTTCTGTTCCGCATTGGTATAATCCGGGCGTAATTTTTTGTATTCACACCAAAACAACTACATCATTTAAAGTTCAATTACGTGAAATAGAATCAAGGCAACAATCCTTGGTACTTGATTGGATTTTGATAAAAAAATAATTTATGGCAGTACTCAGTCAAATAAAAGCATGGTGGAGTGGCAGTAGAGTGCCCACGGTAATTCAAAGGCAAGAAACGTTCGATAGCTTTCGGCACAAGGACGATAAGGTAGCTATTGGTGATGTAACCGATTTGTCTAGTGCTATGAATGCTAAGGCCGATTTGGGCGAAGATGGTAAAGTGTTACCGGAGCAATTGCCCGATACCAGCAGCTTAGGCAATTGGTACGTTGATGAAGTAGGCAATCTGCAAAACGTAATTGATGAGGCTGGAATAGGTATGGCCAATTGGAGTATTGATGCTAACGGATATTTTACTGGCACAGCTGGTGCTGCCAATTTGCTTAAAAGAAGCCCTTTGGAATTTGTAAACAAATGGTATTTAGATGAAAACGATAACCTTGTATTTACCGAATGGGATGGCGAAGCCTACGTTGATAGAGGTGCTTTGGAGTGGAATAAACTGAATGATATTACTTATAAAAATTGGGAGGGTTATATTGTTGATAAAGATGGGAATGCATTAAATGCTAACTATGCCAACAATGCAGCATGGGCAGATAATGCAGCATGGGCAGATAATGCCAGTAGTGCAAATAATTTAGGTGATTGGACAGCTATAACCGGAGGTGGATATTTGTCTAGTAGTCAGCCAACGGGAATTGCAACAGCCAATTGGACTATGTTCGATAATGGAGATTATAGTGCACAGTATTGGCAAATAACTACAGACTCAAACAACGAAGGATTTTTCAGTGGAGCGTCAAGAAGGCTAGCCGATGCATACGATAATGTCTTATGGCATGCAGAAGAAAATGGTCTTATTGGATACGGTAATAGAAAAATTGTTACAGACAGTTGGTCTATAGACTATGACGGGACTGCAAACATTGGTGGAGGAAATATCTCAGGAGGCTTTTTTAATGGTACCTCTAATATGGCTGCGAGCCTATATGGAATATGGTTTACAGACGAATCTTATAATCTTTCTTCCGGCTCAATGGCTCTTGGTATTAATACAGGAGATTGGCAGATAACTACAGAAGGGTCATTTACCGGAACTGCCGCAAATGCGTCTAATGCAGTATATCTTGGAAATTCTTGGATAGACAATGGAGTAAATCTAACTGCTTTTAATGAATCAGGAGGAATATTGTCTAGAGGAATTGCTACACAAAATTGGTCTATTGGCCATGACGGAATAGCAGATTTTAAAGAATTAGAACTTTGGGATGACGAGAATACGGCATACGCAAGAATGTATTGCTTTGATAGGTCTATAAGTTTTATGGGTTCTGAAGGTCTGAAAAGTTTTGGAATAGGATATGGAGGAGTATTTTTTGGAGATGGAGAATGGTATAACGGAATCATGGGATTACAAACAAATTCAACTTCTCCCGGAGATTACTATGTAAACACTTTACCCAAGTCTAACAATAAATTTCTTACAGTTTCAGTAAACGACAATTTTGCGGACGAATATGGAAATATTAGAAAGGTGCTAAGAAGTCTTACAACATCTGAGATAAATGCCCTTACAGGGCAAGATGCAGATACTGGAGTTATGTACTACAATACAACACTAGACTGTCCTGTTTTCAAAAGTGCAGCCGGTTGGCGCAAATTCTCACACACAGCAATGTAATTTTTTACAATTTAAACTATACAAAAATGAACACCCATTTTGCTTCTATTTCGGCAATCAATATTGCTGGCAAAACTTTCAATCGGTTATTTGTCAATACACCTACAACAGTTACGCCGCCCAATGCACCGTCACAAATTAAAGTGAAAGCCATTCTATTTGCCTCTGCTGATTTGCCTGCTAATTTGCCACAAGGGCAGCAGTTCAACGTTGCCATGCTACCCGATACAATAACAAGGACTATTTCGTTAACTAGCAATGATGTAAGCGATGTGTCGTTTGCAGCTATCGCAGATAAAGTTATTGAAGTGTTGGGCGTTACTGTGGCCTAGTGCTAACTGTGATTTTGTTTTTAGGGAATAGGACTAAACACCTTAAAAACCAAATTCATGAGCAAGTTAAGAACACCAATCAGTTATTATGGCGGCAAGCAGAAGCTAGCCGCTACTATCGTTAAAATGTTGCCTACTCACAAATTGTATTGTGAGCCTTTTGTTGGCGGTGCGGCCATCTTTTTTGCCAAACCACCTAGTGAATGCGAAGTATTGAATGATACCAATGCCGAGTTGATTAATTTCTATCGGGTTTGTAAAAACCGCTTTCATGAGTTGCAGCCTTTGGTACGTATCACATTGCACAGCCGTAAAGAGCACGATGATGCTTGGATAGTATATAACAAGCCACATTTGTTCAACGAGGTTAAAAGAGCATGGGCTTTGTGGGTACTTTCTACGCAAAGCTTTTGCAGTCAATTGGACGGCAGTTGGGGCTTTGATAAGACTGATAATACCACTAGCGTAAAGGTTAGCAACAAACGAGAGCAGTTTACAGAAGAGTTGGCTATTAGGCTACAAAACGCACAAATAGAGTGTGCTGATGCAGTATACATCATTCAAAGCAGGGATGGCGTGGATAGCTTTTTTTATTGCGACCCTCCTTACTACAATAGCAATTGTGGTCACTATGATGGTTATACCATTGAGGATTTTGAATTATTGTTAAAAACATTGGCCGGTATAAAAGGCAAATTTATGTTGAGCAGCTATCCTAGTGATATACTTAAGCAATACGTAAAGGCTAATGGATGGCATCAATGGAGCACCGAAACCGGTGTTAGCGTGAATAACAGGAGTGGCTACCAAAAGCGTAAGGTGGAGGTAATAACAACTAATTATGCATTAGATTAA